TTCTACAGTGGTTGTCAGTTGGTGACCACTGGTTCCTGATCCTATCTGCCATTGCTGTGTTAGTTAGGCTAGGTATTGATCTCCCAAAACTTATGAAATATATTAGAGATAAGGAATAAAAAAAAAAGGCCCGACTTCCGGTTCCCTTAATGGGTTCTAGAAGTCGGGCCTTTTCGTTTATGCTACTCTTTTCATCTTCTCAAACGAGCGGAGTCCAGCCATACCTAGCATACCAGTGAGGAGTTCCCACAAGTTTGCGTCTAGGGAAGGGGGTGCTTCCATTGGAAAGCCAACCATGTTCGCGATCCACACTGACAGAGGCGCTACCATAAACTGGTATGCCAGAGCAGCACCCAATACCCAACCGATGAAGGGTCGCCATCCTGCAACGAAGATGGATTTATGTTTTGCCTCCTGAGAATTAAGTTCCACCTGAGCTGCGTTCATCTGATTAATCACTGACACGGCAGCAAGTTCAATCTCCTTCACCGCCTTGTCACGAGCACCAACGTCAGGGATGATTTTACCCATGATGTCGGTGATGAGCGGGAGGAGTAGGGGAATTAGTGCTAACATTTATTTCTCCTTGTTTAGCATTCAGGTGTGTCGTCTTCGTTGTCAAATGGTCGATAGGAATAAGCCCCCTGTGGTATGTATGAACCCTTATTCCTGTTACTGGTCGTTCCTCGATGTATTTTAAGAGGGGCTGGGGGGCATTCATAGGGTGGAGATGGGGGTAGGTCCCACTCAGTAAACAAACTCTCTGTAGCACCCCTCTCTGTGCTCTCCTGTGGATCTAGTACTTTTATCAACCTGTTCAGATACCACTGAGCCTTGCGTAGGTCTTCAACCCCGTTTTTGTTCTCATATCGCATGATGTACTTGAGGATGTTACCGTTCAAGTAGCCACGGAATGCTTTGACTGACAGCTTAGCTTCGATTACGTCGATAGCTTCGATGCCCCCTGTCTTATAATGATCGGGGTTGGTGCTATCTTCCATCGCTTAGCTTCTCCAATTCATGAACGGCTTGTGCGTAGGCGCTGGCTGCGTTAGCTAGTCGTGACTGCGGTAAAGAAAACAGCATCTCGTAGTGGATTGCCTCAGACAGAAGTTTCTCCAGTGTAGCGTCCCTTAGTTCGTAGGCTTTTTCTAGTTCAGTCATCTTGTTCTCCTTCATATTTACGGAGAACAGAGACATACTGTTCTGCAACATCCAAGAACTCCTCGCGGCTTGAAACCTTATCCACGTAGCGGATTGCTTCCTCACCCAGCCACTTGAGATACTGTGGCACTGAATCACCTTCAGGTAAAGTGTCATCATATGACATGCCATCAAGCCAGTCCTGAACATCGAACGATGGACAAGCCTTGTGTGGGTTCAGTTCGTTGTGTCCAAATACTTCAGCGTCGGGGTAGGTTTCTTCAAGAATATCAACGAGGTCTTCCAGTGATTCCCACTGGTTGTCGGTGAAGTTATCCTCTGGCTTACCATCTACCCCTCGGCCACCCACCATGCAGATGCCGATGCTCTCTTGGTTGTACCCCTTAGCGTGAGCACCGACCTCATCGATATCACGCCCGACCTCCACCTCCCCGTCTCGACGGATGACGAAGTGGTAGCCGATACCGTTCCAACCACGGTCTAGGTGCCACTGATTGATCTCAGCTGCCCCGATGTCCATGACCTCATAGGTGTCGGCGCAATGGATGACAATCTTTTCTGTCGTGGATCTCTTGGTCATCAGATACCTACCAAAATGTTGGCCTTCTTCTCACGAGGAAGGTTGTTTGTGCGTTCCTTACTCCAAGCTCCACAACCCTGACAGTGGTAACGCTGATATGTCATGGTCTGTGTGTAATAAGTCCCACGCTTCTGAAGATGGATAGACCCACAAGTGGGGCACTGCCTGTCATTCTGTTGTTCTGTATCCCACAGAGCCATGTTGGGGTGGTTCTTAATCCATGGCAGCAGTTCGTAGTAGACATCCTCCAACAGCTTAACGTCTTGGATGTTATAAGTCTTCATATCTTCCCAAGCGTCTTCGTCACCAGCCATCACATCGATCCATAGGGACATCCCACTGTTCTTAACCTTACCCTCAAGCCCAAGGACACGTGCCACATAGTCGAGCTTGTTACTGGGCAGTCGGAATCTCTGCTTCACAGTACGAAGTAGGTCGATGTTGATGTGCGGACTTGCTGGTCCGAGCTTCGACTGGAGGAACTCCTGATTCAGGATCGGGATGTCGAACTTCGTACCGTTGTAGTGAACCACCATGTCGGCAGTGTCGATCAGGTGATGTGCCTTCCGTACCATCTCATCTCGACCGTCCTCATGAATGCTGCTGAACATCATGTTGTCTTCACCTAGCCACTGGGCTGCGAAGCAGAGGGTGTAGCCGGGCTCGACGATCTGGTTGATGCCGATGTTCTGTTGCCATATCCCCCACGCATATGCCTTGATAGGTGCAGTCTCGATATCAATCATTAGAATGTTTGGCTTGTTACTAGTCATCGCTGTCTCCTTGTTGGTTGTCAGTGTGCGAACAGACCCATGTCGAAGTCGGGATAGTGGGGTAAGAGTGAGTAGGCAAACAGTACGAATGTCTCCTCCCTGTATGAGAAGTGAACCTTAGCGTACTCCATGTTCATCTCTCTCATCATGTCCATGTATCCTTCCTCATCTCCTTCGACAGGCTTGTACATGGCAACTATCTGGCACATAGCTGAAGCTGAATGTTGGGCTGCCTCACTGTATTCCTTACCTTTCATTTCTTCTTCCTTAGCGCTCGCTCATCTGCTGTCTTCTTGTCATGACACTGCTTGCACAGTAACTGTAGTCCACTTACCTCAACGAACATCCTCTCGACCACGTCATCCCAACTAACGAACCCAGTCTTTGGATCTATGACTGGAGATATGTGATCTACCGCTATGTTCCTGACACGCTTGCCATCGACGACGACTGATACAGGTACGTTATGCCTTCGTTGCTTGTAGCCTGCACATGTGTATAAACCACGCTCTACCCAAGCTGCCTTGACACAGGCACTCTTGGGACCCCATCGGTTGGTCAGTGACCGAAGCCCACCCTTAATGAAGGACTTGTATCTGGCTTCAGTCCACTGACCTCCGTTGTGAGGTTTAACGGGACGTGGGGCCATTGGACCTCTTGTCGTAGGCAATGTCACGGCAGTAATCTGTCTCAGAGATAGGCTCAAGCCCAGTAGCCAGCAGGATTCCGGGGGGTGGTGTGAGGATTGTAGTCAGGATCGCGATGATGTTACCTGTATCAAGTGATATGACAGCAGAACCTGATGCACCACTAGATGCATTGAACGATGCCATTGCAGTGTTGGAGGTGATGATGTCAGGTTCGATAATCGAAGAAATAATACCTACACCCAAGTGACGGTTTAACGGGTAGGGGTAGCCGAGGTAGGCGACAGGCATTCCGACATAGAGAGTCTCGTCACACCCAATGGCGACATAGGAGATGCCCGGAACATACAGGTCAGTGTGTACAATGGCCCAGTCCTTCTGGAGTCCGGGGTAGTCTTCCTTCATACCAACCCCAACAGTTACCGATGATACTTTGAACTCATTACCGTACTGGTCAACGATGAAGGTGGCTTCACCCTTAATGCAGTGACCAGCAGTGAGGAAAGTTCGAGGGGCAATAGCTGTAGCTGTACACATAGTTTTGCCGGGATACTTAGTGAACTCGACAACAGATTTATCAAGAACCTCAAATGCTTCGTGGGCAGTCAAGGGATGTGTATCATCAGACTTGGCCGTTGAGATTCCCATGTAAGATACAAGGGATAAAACAGCAACGATACTCGCTGTGATTGATTTCTTCATCCTGTCAATCCATTCTCCCACAACTGTGGGGTCCCATCCTTGTTGCACCGCCGGACAATCCAAAGCAGTGTAGCCATCTCAGTGAGCATGGTGTCCCAGTCCTCACCGTAGCACTTCTGGTATTCTAGTTCGACAGCCCTGAACAGGGCAGCCTCCTTGTCATCTTCGTCTCCCTCCAGTATGGGGATCAGTACACCTGCAACGCAGACCTTCCCTCTCCCCTTAACACCTTGTATGTTGTCCGCCGTGTCACCCATTATTAACTGGGCACAGAAGAAGGCGTAGCCTCCGCCTACGATATCTCCTCTAACGAGACTAAGCTCACCAAGTTGAGTCATTTCCTTTGGACCGAACGATGCCTGATTACCCATCTCCCACGAGTAGATGTGACCGGGGATGGTACGGAGATCCTTGTCCCGTGAACATATGATGGTGTTGTCAACGTCCTTGAGGTGGTCAATCGCTAGTTGGTCGTCTGCCTCTAAGTCCGTAACCACCACGCACGGGTGGTTGTGTTCCATCACAGCAGTCAGGTTTTTGTAATGGTACGGCTTACTATTAGTGCGGGTTCCCTTGTATGGTTTGGTAACTGCGATGTCGTAACGGAACGTCCTGCCTCTCGTTATGTACAGGACGTACTCGTCACACCCGGTCGTCACCAATATGTTGGCGATGCGCGCCGTGAGTAGGGAGTCAACCCAGTCGAAACCGGGCTGACCCTCACTCTCAGTTTGCCTCTGATACCCTGACGTTGCTGCATAACCTACCTCGTATCGTAGGATGTCCGCATCGATCAGAGCTGTTCTAATCAAACGTGACACCATGTGTGTGCGGTTGTCATTGCGACCTCCTAATGTGTTCCGACTGGGCAGATTCCCAGCCGGTAGGTTGGCGCATCAGAACGGGCCGTCGCTGTCTTCGTCCTCAGAAACCTGAGCCGCAGGTCCTCCGAGCATATCGTTGAGGACCGAGCTGCTGTAATTGGTGCCTTCCTGAATCCTCTCCTGAAGCCAGTTGGGCAGGTTGTCCCAGACTTCCATGTCCGGGGATTCCGTGTTGAAGTGGAGCATACTGCTCACTGCCTCTCGTGCTGACGCAGCATCCGACGGGCGCATG